CTTCGATTGATCCACCAGCAGCGGTTCTGGATTGGAAGATTTCAACGGAGATAGCCAAAATAGCAGCTTCAGCATTGGGGTTTCCGACATAGGTCGATAATCCAGATAGCGCAGCGTTTCCTGCTGGGATGATATTTTTTTCCAATATGTCTGCATTGGTGATTGCGACTGTAAATACATAATCTGAAATCTCGTCATCGGTTACTGTGTGAGTGCCATTGAAAGGAGCTCCGCAGCCAGTAATAATTACGGATTGGCCTTCTGTAAATTCTTGAATTGTTGCAGTTTCAAAATAAGCAATATTATTGGTCAGTTTTACTTTGTTAATTTTGCTTTGAAAAGTAACCAGCATTGGGAGAACTAGATTCTCCGAGGCATCTACTATGTCGCCTAAATAAGCGTCTGAATATAGGGATGACGAAACGCCAAGGATTGTCCTAAGCTCTGTGGCCGTAACTATCGTAGGCATTTCGTCATCCTTTCAAGCACTTAGGTGAGGGGCCAGCTCGGGAGCAGACTGGCCCTCACTTTTTTTAATTAACTACGCAACCATCCAACGATAAGCGCCAGCGCCTACCTTTGTTGCTAGTGCGCCATAACCATAGTAAGCAACTTTGATTTGACCAGTTGCTACCTGAGCAGTCTCCAAGCGGAAACGGCTTGACTCATACCAAGTATAAGCCTCTGGATTGATGATGATGATTGTGTTATCGCCAACACCAGAGCCAGTTGTGAGATTGCGATCTACGCGGAAGTTCAGACCGAGAAGATTTCCAGTTGCAGAACCTGCGCCGAGATTTCCACCTTGATTCATATTGCCAATCAAGTTCTGATAAATCGGACGGCCAGCATCAGCTAGATTCTGGATTGCGCCCCATTGCTGAGGTGATGCGATGATATTTTGTGCGAATCCAAGAGTGTTGGAATAGATTGAAACTCCAGCATCGGATACGAAGTCAAGAAGTCCAGCTGCATCAAGAGTGCGGTTTCCGCCATCTGTTCCACCAGCAATTAAGCCAGTTACTACTGCGACATCTGTTGCCTTTGCATAGGCATATTCCATTTGACGAACTAGCTCATCAAAGAACGCTGGTGAAGAGCGGTCGAGAAGTTCTACTGAGAACTCTTGTCCGCCTGCATACTTCTTGACGGAAACTGAAAGGAACTCAGAGGTCATTCCTGTCTCATCAATTGTTGCTTCTTCAGCTTCTTCTCCAACTGTTGGAACGGCAGTTAGCTTAGGAATCTCAAAGCTCATTCCAGCATCTGGAAGAACGCCGCGAGATACTGAATCAACTGCTGGACGATCAGCATTTGCTAGAGGGTTAATTACCTCGGTTAGCTGACGGGTTGGAATTAAACCAGCGTTATTGCTTGTGGTGTCGTCTGCTGCGCGAACATAAGCGCGAGCATCGTCATTTCCTAGAGCAGCGCGAACGCTCATCTCTAGATATTTTGCCTTGGTAAATTCAAGGCGAGGGCTTGTGTAGAAAGCAGGCTTTGGAGCTGCTGCTTCTACTTTGGCTGCTTCTACCGCTTCTTCAACGGCAGGAGCAGGAGCGGTAGTGTCGGACACTTGGTCTCCTTCGGTTGGGTTCTCTGAATCAGCGGTTGCCAAATCAGAATCTTCTTTTGGTGCTTCATTCTCGGATGCTGCTACTTCGCTTACGCGAGCAGAATCAATTGCAGGATCAGTAACTAGAGAAACTTCATCTAGGGTTGCTGAAGTAATCTGCATTACGCCTTTGTTATTTGTCCATTCATTTATTTGAGCGCCTACGCTAAATCCATCGCGTAGCCCTTCAGTTGCTTCAACTAAGGCATCTTCTCCAGCCATAGTATTGGCAATCTTAAAAGTCGCCTCAATTCCGTTAGCAGTTACATTGTGAGAAACCATTTTGCCAATTGGCCGAGTTCTGTCGTGCTCAAGGAGCAACTTAACTGGCTTAATCTCAATGCTATCTGCTGCAAATATTGTCGGGCCTACTGAGGTGTTTCCTTGCTCATTCCAAGTAACAATAGTTCCAGTAATCGTTCTCTTTATTGTGTCGGCAGCTGTAACTGCCATTGGCATATTAACCTTCATTTGGTATTAGGTCCTCTTCTCGCTGAATCTGCTCAACGCTCATCGCGCCAATGCGGTTTAGAATTTCATAAACTTGAGCTCTTTCTAATGCGTTACCGCGTAAGAAATCGTCAAGTGCAAAGCGCACCATTACTGGATTTGGAACGAAGTCCGGTAATGATAAGCGTTCCTCAATCGCTTTAAGGATTGGGCGAAGTGAGAAATCAACTAATGAGCGCCGCTCGGACACCGCGTTTGAATAAGTCATAGAAGTCGCTTCGGCGCTCAAGAAGTAGGCAGGGATGCCGCAAGCTCTAGCCAATTCAAGCGCTACATATTGACGGCCTTCTGCAAGTTGCAATGATTTAGGATCAAAGCCAAATTGCTCAAGATTCACATCAGCATTTAAAAATGCAGTAGAGCGAGATTGACGCGCAGTTTTCCAAGCGCTCAATAAAGCTGAAATTCTTTCGGCAGTTAAGTTAGTTCCATTTGATTTAAGAACCATAGTTGGTGCAGGTTCTTTAGCATAATTAACTGCTGCGTTTTCAAGATATACGGCAGCTGCAATTGTTTTACCAGCTCTGTGAAGCAATCCCTCATCTGGGCCATCAAATCTTATGATTGAACCAACGCCTTGAAGTGGAACTGATTTGCCATCAACTTTATATCCAGTAATTTCAGTATTTAAAAAATCTGTATCAACTGTAACGCGGTCTGGACTAACGCGAGTCCAGGCTCTAACTCGACCGCCATCGGTGGATGAATACATTTCCAAGACTTGACCATAACCAGCACCATAAAGCCAAATATCTTCAGCAAGCCAGTTATAAATTACAAATCCTGCAACCCTTGGGTCTGGCTGATTAATAACGCGATGCGGATCTACATACTGTCCAGTTATGCGATTAAAAGTGGTAAGAGGTAATGAGCCAATAGTTCCGCAAATAATATTGCGAGCTCTGGCAACGGATGGAACGCTCATTGCTAATTGGCGAGTAGTATTAGTTGCACCGCCAAGAATATTATAAACTGAATCGCTAATCTGGACGGGAGTTAGCGCGGCTGCAACATCTGAAACCTTAGTAGGTTTAGCCGTCTGCACCTGTGGAAATAGAAAATCTCTTATAGCACCCATTGCTTACATTGTAAGCGAGCCTACTTACACTATTTGAATATCGACTCCGCTTTCAGCCATCGTTGCATAGTGTGTCGCTAAAGCTGAAGCAATTGCTCCGCAAATAGTTGTATTACTTACCTTGCGACCCATTACCCAACCGCCGTCTCCAAAGGGTAACTTGACGGCGGATAGGCATTGCTTGGTCAGCTCTTCCTGTCCCGAGTGAGCTAACCGCTGTGATGAGATAGCTCCCAGTAACTCATCGCAGCTTTGGGCATAATCAAGTCCATCTATTGGCTCGACTCTTATTCCTGCAGGGGCTAACCTAGCTGCGACCGCTGACGCGGTTTTGGCTGAATAAGCAACCAGCTGAACTGGATACTTTCTGACCCATTCTGCTACATCATTCGCCATTGCTTTATCGTCAAGATTCGCAGGGTTATGCCAAGTCTGCAGCAATATGACTTGAAACCTATCACCTTCAAGTCTTTGACTAGCTACTAAGGCAGCTTCTTTTCTACTAGGGCTTAGATCAATAGCGAGCCAAGTATCGGCTTCAGGGTTGAGTCGCAATCCATCAACTCTGCAACTTTCCCATTGCGATGGATTAATAACTGGATTTATGGTATCGACCCATTGCGTTAATACCTCTGTCCGGACAATATCCTCTGGGTCATTTAACACTGCTCGAATATTATCTGGATGAATTGTTAATCCAAGTGATGGATTAGCTTGGCAGACACCTAGCCAAAAGTCTGATGAATTATCAAATTTAATATCTTTTGGAGCTGAATATTCAAACCAACCAATATCGTCAGGCGCTCCATAAATAGCAGCGTAGGCTCTTTCCCTTAATCTATTTAAGACAATTGAATGCTGATCTCCAGCCGAAGTATAAATAAAAGTCTGCGGATTTGGACTAGCCATTTGGGTATATCGCAAAGCCGACCACACATCATCATCCTTAAAGTCTCTTACCTCATCCATATGGACGCAAGCTGGAGCTGCAATGCCTCTACCAGCGGAGTTATTGGCTCGGACGATATATCGCCTACCTTCAGTAAATTGAAGCTCCTGAAATCCTTTACTTTCAAGCTTCTTAGTAAATTCAGCAGCTAATCTGGGATTCTGTTCAATAATTCCATAGATTTTATAAAACAATTCAGCTGAAGTAGTTAGCTTATGGGCCGTATGCACTTGCAGTTTTTCCTTTAAAACATAGATTCGAAATAGAATGTTAAGCGCCATAAAGGTTGATTTGCCATTCTGTCGGCCTACTAATAGGCAAACAATTGGGTGAGCCCATCGGCCATCAGTTTTATATTTAAGCGAGTGATGAGCAAGCCATTGCTGCCAAGGCATCAGTTCAAAGCCAATTTCCTCGCAGAATTTAATCATTTGCTCGCCATAAGAGGGCAAATCATTGAGTTTTGTATGAATACGCGGTTCTGGCACACCTCGGTAAGCCGATTCGTCCCTGACTCGGACAATCTCACCCAATTCAGCCAGAGCAAGCTCTTTCATTCTTGGTAATGCCTAGCCGAGCCATTTTCAGGGAAAATCTTCCCAAT